CTTATTGTTTTCTTACCGTTCACGAACAAACCAAACTGTTTTCAAAGCTGAATGAATTGATTAAGCCAAACGTAACACATCAGGAAAAGTAGTGAAATCTTTGTCTTCAAGTCGCCGGGAGGTACTTGTAGATTGTTTTCACGTCTACACCTATCACATCGGCTACCTGCTGCCGGGTTGCGCCCGTACCCAACATCCTGCGGCATCGCTCCACAACCTCAGTGGTCATTACCCGGCGGCGGCCGCCGACTCTCCCCTGCTCCCTCGCAGCGGCTAAACCGGCACGGGTACGCTCAACGATCAACTCGCGCTCCATTTCCGCCAGGGCGCTCATGACGTGGAAGAAAAAGCGGCCTGCTGGCGTACTGGTATCAATGCTGTCTGTAAGGCTACGAAAGTGAATACCTTTATCCTGCAGCTCCGACACGAGTGTAATCAGATCGCGTACGCTTCTCCCGAGTCTGTCCAGCTTCCAGACCACCAGCACATCGCCCGGGCGCAGCCGTCGCAGCGCTCGTTTTAACCCTGGCCGCCGAGCATTCTTCCCGCTGGCCATATCCTCGAAAACTAGCTCACATTCTGCGCGGTTCAGCGCGTTTTTCTGTAAATCGAGGTTTTGATCCCCGGTTGATACCCTCGCATAGCCAATCAACACTATCTAACTCCTTGAAATAGCTGATTGTAAATTGCCGATATTGTTCGCGTAAACCTGGGTTCAGGCGAAGGAGCAATGATGGTTTACCGGAACGCCTCTCCTCTGGCCAGAATCATTCGCGCCTCGATTTTTGAATATCTTACTGAAGCTGATCAGCAAGCGTTGCTCACAACTCCTGGTGTTAATGTTATTGCTGACTATGCGTTAAAAGACGCTGTAGCTGATGGAGTGATGGTACTGGATATTCCGTGGAATGTCGGTGCGTTAAATTTCGGGCTTGACCCCGCAACGCTTCCATTAGGTTTTCAATTTATAGGGTGGGGTTGCCGACGCCCATATACAATTGATGACGATAACAGTTTTCTGAATTGCGGAGTCGTCATCCGCGTAGCAGCTGGTGCAAGCTTTCCATTTTATTCAACAGGCAGGCATGTATTCCGGGATATTGTTTTTGATGGCCGAGATAAAACAACGTACCTTTTTTATTCGCCGAGTACTGCAACCCAGTTCAACGGCACCCGACTTGAGGGGTGCGGATTTTATCGGTTTGCGATCGGGGTTGGCTGGGCTTCAGGAGGAGCAGCCAGGTACATCGGAACAGTAAAAGCATATTTCTGTTCAATATCCGGAAACGGGGATGGAGTCAGGAATTTGATAGACTCCATGATGTTTGGTTGCACAATCAATGCTAATGATCGAGGAGTGGCCCTTACCGGTGGGGCAAACAATAACTTTTTCGGAGGGTGCCGGAACGAATGGAACACCGGCGATAACTGGTATGCGTACCAGGCGGGGGAGAACCAGATTTCCGGTGAGCTTTGCGACAGGGCGGGAAGAGGTGGTGTAGTTGCCGCTAAGGGGTCATCATGGATTTTAAACGGCGTTAACGTCCGGCGCAGTGGTGCTAATCAGACTGTGGGGGATGATTATTCTGCAAACTTTATTATTATAGATGACGGTAAAATTGAACTCTCAGGGGTAAGAACTGGTGTCGGTGCGAATGACAGCGGTGATGGGGGGACAATCTCGCCATCCTACAACGTATCGGCTCTTGGCTCTGGCGGGGGGACTTTGCTGGTTTCCGGAAGTGATATGACTGGTTTTGTTACTTCGGCAATTAACAAGAAGGCGGCCACGTTAAATAAGTCTATAACCGGCAACCTCGGTATGGACGATGATGTAAATGTTGGCATGACCCAGGTTGTTAAAGGCAGGCGAATTATTGGTTCACAGTCATCAGGTACGTTAGAAGGCTCTGCGGGCGCAACGTTATCGCTGACCAAGACCAACATATTCCAGAATTCTTTCGATACATATATTACCCGTTCAATCCTAATTGAATGTCGAATTGGTAGCCAGTCACTTGGTGACGATATTAAAATCCCCGTCAGATTCAGAAGGGAGAATCTTTATTATCTGGATATCCTGACCTCGGGAATTGTTGCCAGCTCTGCACGCATTGGGCTTTCAGGGACTGGCGTAACGGTATCATTGTCCATTAACAGCTCAACCGGTCTGGTTACTGTTCAGTTGACAAATGTTGATGGTCTGGAAAGAACCGTTAATGTATCAATGTTGCCATCAATGTAGGAGTGAAAATGGAAGACGAAACAGAACTGACCGAACCGCCATTTGAAACCTGGTTCAGAGAAGTGGTTGAACTGGTTAAAAATAGTGGCTACTCAATGGACATTGTTGCTTATAAAGGTGAATGGATTGATTCCTTTTCGGATGGGTTAACACCAGAAAATGCGCTTAGCAAAAGAATCGTGCATTAACATAACCGCCAGTATTGCACTGGCGGTATTTCATTATTTAAATTTTTCAACCGCCTCCTCTACCGTTAATCCTTGCTCGAAAAATTCCAGATACGCCATTTTGTAAGGGGCACGTCCACCATGTTCAAGCATATAAGCACATAATTCCTCATACCAGATATCAAATGGCGACATAGCGGGAATATCGTCCCCCTCAGTTAACTCTGAAAAAAACGCATCACTCATAATGCCCCCTTAGTTGTCCAGAATTGTCACGCGCAGGAACCGCCCGATGCCGTCAACGCTGGTGAGCGTGACGGTTGTCAGTGTGGCATCAGCATTAACTGCCAGTGATACATTGACACCTGTCGCGCCAGTGACAGCGTAGGCTCCCGTGGGCGATGAACGGGCTTCAGAGGTATACAGGTCAACATTAGCGGCCTGTACCACGCGCCTTATCTGAAACGGTAGTTTGAATTTTCCTGATACCCCGCCTGATGTTAGCGATTCAATCAGGAGCGTTCTGCACAAAGGGAGCGTTGCCTGGGCTGTCGTGGGATCGGCTAATCCCGTTTCCTGAAAACTGAGGGCTAACACAGAACCAACGCCGGACGTCAGAACCTGATTGCTCTTCACACCTCCCACATTCCCCCGACCGTTCTGGAACTGATAAAGGCCAGTAGTTATCAGGTCAGGTACGCCTTTATTTCCCCTGAAAATCATTTTCTCGGCAGTGGTAATTTGCCGCAACGCGGATAGGGTGTATCCGGACAAATCACAACCATTGGCAATAAAAGTCATATCCGTGGAGCCGCCACCGGTTGTCAGTACCCTTTCTGGCGTCAGTTTTCCCTGGCCATCATCATCAACGCCGGTTCGTGTCACGACATTGCTGAGCATGATATAGCTGCCTGCGCCCTCCATGTAAAAATGAGTATTATAGGAGGAACCTGCCGCCGAGGTTCGGCCAGGTCGCTGGGAGAATACATCCCCAACGAGAAAGCCTCCGCCATTAAGCACCGCGAAATTTGCCGAGCCATTACGGTCAACCAGCTCACCATTAATAATGTTGCCGACGGAGCCATCAGATAAATATCCCACCCCTCCATTCCATTCATTTCGGATATTCTGGAAAAGGTTGTTATTAGCACCATTGCGGAGATAAACACCATTCCGGGTATTCGCGTTAATGGTGCAGTTAATCAGGCGAGAATCAATCAGGTTATAAACTCCGTCATGGTTGGCGCATATGGAAGACATTCCCACCTGAACAGAGGTATAGGAATAACTACCAATGCCGTACAGAAAACGATAAATACCGCAGTTAAACAGCATACCTCCGCGCCGCTGATTCTCATGATTAAACAGCGGTCTGCTGCTGTCTCTGCCATCAAGAAGCAGGCCGTAGAAGCGAGGGACGGTTCCCTGCCCAAAAATATAATCAGCTCCTGCCGCTTTTCGAATGACAGCGCCTTTATTGAGAAACGACGAATCGTCCGTAATTGTGTATGGTTTAACGCAAGGAGAAAATGAAATCAACGTTACAGGGGCGGGTACGGTGACATTTCCAGCAAGAATATAAATGCCCTTAACATCATGCGGAAAGAGTATTGATTTGTGACCCTCATCGATAAGGGCCTGTAAAGCGTATTCAACATCGACCTCGGCACCAGGGGTGTTGAGCATCGTGTTAATATCCGCACGGGTCATTTTCCTGAAGATGTTATTCTCTGCTAACTCCCTCACGGTGGCGTTATCGATGCTCACCAAAGCACCGCCTAAATCAGCTTCGTCTGAACCCAGGTTTGAGCGAAGAGCCGCGTCACCGATGTTCGACCATTTCCCTGTGGGGTTTGCAGCCGACCACACACCGCCATCGTTCTCAGGAGAATCTCCGGCAATGACGTGTTCAAGCTCACCAAGGTATTTGTACCAGGAGCCATTGTAGTAGACGATCTGCTGGCGATTATCTACAGCCAGACCAACAGCCCAGTTGCCAAGCTCCTGCCAGCCGATAGCTGCAACTGCCTGCTCGCCGCGACCAGTAATGTAGTCTATAAAGCGGCTGAAGATCATCTCCATGCCGTGCCAGGTTTTGCGCAGTACACCAAAGCGATCAGGTAATGATTCCGATTCCCGGCCATTGACTAACTTATCGAGGTTAGTTGCATTCTTAAGCAATACCTCTGGTGATGACGAGCCAAGTTTTTCGATGTTGGCCATACATTGTGCTCCAAAAATGAAAAAACCCGCCGAAGCGGGTGAATTGATTTTTTTGAAATTGCTAAGCTACGTCGCCAGGGTATGTAGCGTCGTCGTATGCGTAAAAGATTTCTTTATATTCCGGGGCTGTGACCTGGCAAGTACAGTCATCAGACGGGACAATTTCCTGAACGATACCGTGCCGCGCCCCCTTCTCACTGTCACAAAACAACAGACGAGGTAATTCAACATCCGGATCATCCATTATCCAGTCTTCCGGGTGCAGGTCGTCGTTGTACGGTATAGTAAGGGTGAAGTCATCGACACGTGTCGGCGTTAGCAAACGAGTCGACGGCCGCCCCCCCTGAAACTGAATCCAGCAGCGCGGATTAGCATAGCTCCAGTCAAGAAGCTCAGTGACTGTTAACGTGATAACTTCATCATCGAATGTCACGCCTTCTATCAGACAGCTGATTGTTTTACCCGTCGGAATATCATCAGAAAGAATGATGTGATCGCCAAACTGATAGCACCAGCCAAGAAGCTCAGTTGTGCATTCATAGGTCCTGCGCTGGTGCAGATATTTCATGAGCCTGCGCATACCTATCCGGTAAGCACGATCTGCAGTCATTACAATGCCCAGCGAGTACGACTCCACTTTGCGTGGCACAGGATTATCAGCAGTCCGACACTGAACGATTTCCTCCGCCCAGGTAACCGGATTAATATATGTGACATCAACACCATCATAATCATCATCAGAAGGGACCCTGAATGATGTCTGCATTTCCTCTACCGTATCCTGGGGAGTGATGATCCCGGTCCAGGTTTTGATACCTTCGCGCCCGGCAGATAAGAGCCCATCTGATAGCAAAAAATAGCTCATGCCTGCTTCGGTGATTTTGTCGAAAATATCTTTCGCTGAAGCACTGTCGTTGCTTGCCTCATAGTCAAAATATTCTCCCCTTGGCGTCCACCAGGCAGTTTCAAGAGCATTTATTGCAGAGGTGTCGAGCTGATTAGCATTAAATCCAAGACTATTTGCCACATGACGGAATGCACCGCTTATAGTTCTGTTACCTCCACCGTCATATTCACGGGTAGCGACCACGCTGACGCGCCTGTCAGACTGTGCCGCCAGCTTCCCCCCGGTTTCAACGGTAATTGCCCAGGTTGTTATGCCTGAGTAGGATACCGGTCTAGCAAGAAGCCTCCCTCTCAAAGCCTGCCAGTACATATTGTCGCGCGCGTTATTGCTGCCCTGCTCATTGCGCCGACGGCAGCGAACCTCCACCAGCCCTGGAGAGCTGAGGGTGATACGCTCAGTGAAACCTAACCCGTTGATGTTTTTCAGCGCGTACTCGCCCTGGTGACCCACCCACCCCGATCCGGAACCGTAGACGCGATACTGAATTTCCCACTCAACATGGCGAATGCGTTTTTTCCCCTTACTGTCAAAGCCGCAGATACCGTTCGGGAAGGAGAAATTCACCTCGAACATATCCACGGTTTCATTTTCAGGGCACACCAGGAACGGCCCAAGCCAGCTTAGCGTGTCATTGAGGCCGGTGGCCTCATAGTCGATCATCGTCCTGGCGGTGAATCCCGGCCACGACTCATCAACGGACCCATTAACCAGGCGCGCCACTGTTGCCGTTGTGCCGTCGGCAGAGACGATCTGGTACTCATTCCCGCGGTGAGCAAGTGAAAGCCGTTGCACACCTTCAGGCATGCCCGAGAATGCGGTTCCCGTAGTGCTGTTATACGCAAGCGTCACGTTTGCCGTTACCGCCGGGCTGCCGCCGGTTGATGCCGTGCCGGAGGTGTAAACCGGGGCATCACCGAAAACGGCTGCAGGCAGCGAGGAGGATGTGATTGCCCCACCAACGAACGGACTGGCCGCCTCGGTTATCAGTACGGTACCGCCGTTGTCCCGTGCGACCAGGCCGGAGCCAGTGAGCCCCTCGGTGATAGCCGCCAGCAGTCCCGACATCGAGATGTAGTTCGCTACCAGCGACACCGTATAGGTGGTGCCCTGCCATGTGATCATGAACGTACTGGAGCTGGTCGAAAAGTCGTAGGTGACAGGAGCCGCGCTGGCCTGAATTTTTGCCGCGCTGCCACCCTCGCCGGGCACCGCGTCCTGACCCGGGGTATAGGACGCAATGACGAGGTCATAATCGACACTGTTGAAACTCAGCGTCACTGGCATACCCGCTACGGGAGCAAGTTCGGTAAGCAACGAGCTGGCAAAGACACTGTAACCAGAAGAGGTGGATATCAGATAATTTGTCGGTGCCTTAATTTCGACTATGGCCCCGGTAACCCAGCTGTCCGGGAGAGAATTATCGTCCTCGTCGTCATCGTCAGCATCATCCGTATCAAGACCTGTAAAGGTTACGGATGCACCAGAAACCGTCATACTGTCAGCGATAATATCGTCGGAATCAGGCGAGGTCTGGGCCATGTCCAGCCCTGTTCCGCTTGATGTTCCACCGACCTCTGTCGAGTTGAACCAGTTCTCGCTGCGCTCATCGCCGGAAACATCCGCGCCGGGCGGAAAATAGGTGATGCTGAATCCCGGCAGCGTTGAAGCTGGCGTACTGCCAACCCGGATATCACCATTGGTATAAATCAGTTCACCGACACCGAGACACAGCAGCATCTGGACGCGCATTTTCGTAGGATCAGCAGCGTCGAACCGGGTCACAGGCTGGACCACATAATCAGGGTAGATGCGCACCCGGCCAAACACCTCGCGAATCGGATCACCCAGCTTTGCGGTATTTGCCTTCGCCGGGTTCAGGTCGAGACTGCGCCCTGTGGATGATGTATAGCCCCCCGTATCGATACTGCTCATCATAAACAGCGAATAAGCTGCTGCAGCAACGGAGATGCCGACACCTATCCACGCGATGGTGGCGGCCTCCAGCCCGAAGGGCACCGGATAAAGCCGGACATCACTTTCAGGGTGGATCACGCAAGTAGCCCACTCGCCTGGCGGAATGGACAGACCGTCAACCTCAATGGTTAACGGCGGTACATCCCGATCCTCGTAACCTTCAACATTCACCGCCAGCCAGTTTCGAAGGCTGGTTACGCCATGTTCATGCGTTTCGAGAGGTTCACCGGGAAGCCGGGACGGGTAAAAACGAATGGTCATTGCCAGAACTCCACTTTGACAAATCGCCGCTTAAACCGCGACAACGGCAGAAAGGTGACGTTCGTTCCCGGATTGCATTCCGCCACATGCAGCAGACCATCGATACTGACCACGATCCCTACGTGGGTGACAGTCGACCCGGAATAACAGGCCACCCCGGCCCCTTCGCAGGGTTCGCAGCGCTCAAGGGTAAGCATCATCCGGCGCGCTTCCCGGTCGAGGCCGCCGTCGTCTTTGGTTACCCCGGCAAAATCGGGCCAGACGGGTAAATTCAGATCGCGGCGTATCTCGTTCACAATGCCGAAGCAGTCAAGTAGCGGGTAGGCTCTACCGCCCTTCTGCCATTTAACAGAACGGTATTTATCAGGGTTGAACATTGGGATTCCTTAGCTGATATAACGCAGTCCGGGGAATACAGGTAGCGTGTAGCGGTAACGTGGCCAGGCTGTATCAAGGATATTCATATAACCCGCGGTAATCTGCGCCTCTGTCGCCGTCCAGTAACCAGACTTGATTTTCAGCGTATACGGCACTTCCGCAGGGGCCGCTAAATCCGTGGAAATATAACGCCGGTACGTCAGCAATGCAGACAGACGGTTAGCCAGCGCATAGCGGATCGCCGTGGACACAACACCATCGATATTGCACAAGGCAAATTTGAGGTCCTGCGTGCCGTCCGCATTGCGCGCCGGCAGCGCAATGTCTATCGTACAGGCGGTAAACGTTACGGTATCGCCGTTCTCCGTCGTTGCCGTGATGTTGTCGTAACCCTGGCAAAGGTAGTGAACATCAGAGCCAATGGTGATCTGCAGCGTTTCAAAGATCACCTCCGGTCCGCTGCTGGCGTAGAGGCGGTTGAGTCTTGTCATGATTTTTACCCAATAAAAAAGGCCACCCGAAGGTGACCTTAAAAATTGGTGTCGAATGTGGGTGTACCCTCACCGGCAGGATCGCTATTCCGCGCTTTATTTCACGCTCCGGCTACGGAGCGGCATGAAGGACTTTCCCACAAATCGACACAAGTGATTATGAAGGTGAAACGGTTTTAATCAAGCCTTGGGCCACTCCTTATTCAGCGCAATATCCAGCAGTGAGCTGCCGACGATCCATTCCGGGTAATTACCCCATGGGGCAGGAGCAAGGGGGCGTTCCCATAACTCAAGCGTCGCCGTGTACTTCCAGTAAATCGGGGCCACCAGCACCGGTCCCTGATATATATCTGTGAAGCGGCATTTGTAAAACTTAATGCCTGCCGGCGTCTGCAGCTTCATCATGAACCATGCAGCCCCGTCAGATAACGCATCACGGAACCAGGACTCAAACGCCAGTCCCTGCGCATCGGTTTCCATAAACCAGGTGATGCTGGCCTGCGTCGGCGTGGACGTATAAGCTCGCCTTTGCCGCGCGCGGCCGGTGATTAACTGGGTACGTTTTAACGGGCTTACAGGCTGGAATCCGTATCCTTCCTGTAATGGCATAGGGAGGCTGTCATGTGGGTAGTTGATATCAGTCATGCAGTCTCCCGGTAAAGTATCTCGAATAAAATTTCACCATTAACCTCAGGAGGATATTCATTTCAGAATAAAGCACGATGGAATCGAAGAAATCTCTGATTTTTTGGTTCAGATTAACGAAGATAAAAATCTTATTGAATCGACACAAACACAAGGCGATATATTTATCAGCTCATCTTAAGAGCTAAAAGAAATCAGAAAAAACAGCATTATCAATATATTAATTTTATTGACTTTAATGTGAGCTTACATTGTTTCGGCACAGCCCCATATCAAAATAAAAAAGGGCGACGTGCCGACAGGAAATATACGTCAATATGACTGCTTGTTTAAAAGCAACTCCTGAAGAAGAAGCGCAATAGAAACAAAGATCAAAACCCCACAAAAAACAATTTTTGCAAAATCATAGTTAAACACGGTTGTAAGCGTATCATTATTATATAAGTGATTATGCCTATAGGAGTAAGTTGTGTAAATCTCATCACATATTTCAAGAGTTCCACCAACTATCAAAACAAGCCAAAGAAATGAAAACTTCACTCGGACCTCCTTACGTTTACGTCTCCTATTGAAGATAAGCCCGCCAATAAAAAGAGGAATCATAAAAGCTATAAAGTCTTTAAATGTAAATGTTAACAACGCTTCCATTAATAAGATCCTTGTGTTTTCTTGCACCTACTCAGATTGCTAGACTTACCTACCTAATCAAGTCTCAGCTAATGCAGTTTAGCTTACCTAGGACCGTGTCGTGTATAGTTTCCTTTTAGAGCGTTGCCAAAAGCCCCTTGTGGCATGGTAACCTCCTTTGTGAGTTCACCTTTTAACTGCCTGGAAAGCAGTCGATTATTCTGATTGAGTGTAGCGCTCAACTGCTCCGGAGTAATACCCTGGAGATGAAACTCCTGATTAATCGGCGCGTGTACAGTTGTTTGCCTACGGTTATCGCTGTTAACGTTCTGAACACCAGTACCAAACCCTGTACGCCCCAGAGTTGCATCAAGCGGTTTGCCATTTCGAAGTGCCTCAAGCTGAGACACGCCGATCCGGTTCGTTGATGCCTGGTCGAAGACGTACTCTCCTTTGTGAACAATACCCGCTGGCTGATACTTACCACCGGGGCCGGTGTAACCGCCGGAGGCGAATCCAACTCCTGAAACAGCCTGGATATTTGAGACGATACTGGCGGTCTGCGCAGCGATTGAGGCCATAGCGATGATGTTGGCCGGATAAGGCGCGCTAACTGCACCGCTTGCTATAGCCTGCTGGATTTTCACCATTGAATCCGCGATAGCGAATGCCTTGCTCGCAGCAAAAGCGACCTTGTAGATTGCCGATTGCTCACCAAACCCCGTTCGCATGATGTCGGCGGTACTGTCAAACAAGGACTGCGTGGCCGCAGATATGATGGTGTTTTTCTGAGCCTCTATGACCTGATTTGCATCCGCTGCACGCTGACGAATCGAGGTCATTCTGGCCTCACCCTCGGCAGTTATTTCGCCGGCCTTCGCATAAGCTTCCTCCTGAGCTGCCAGCCAGCGCTGGAGCTCTTGCTGAGCCTGGTCATATTCGTTGATTTGCCCCTGCATCCCCTCAAAAGTTCCAGAGAGTCGCCCTCCTGTGGGTGTCAGGTTTCCTACAACATTACGAACCGTCGAGGGCAGTTGCATATCGGTATTTTGATAAATATCTGCCCGCGTTTTTTCATATTCACCGGGTTTGAGTTGCCCGGTTGCTTTGGCCTTCTCCAGTAGTTCAAGGCGGGTTTTAAGCAGATCGTTGGTCCGCTCATCCTTCGTCTTTACCTGTTCCTGCATCTTCCGGTAATCGTCCAGGGTTTTTACGGAGTTTTGCAGTGCCTCCTGCTGCTTATACGCCTGGAGGATTTCATCTGAACGGGAAAGGATCGATTTCTGGTCAGCGGTGAGCTGCGTTTTAGACTTGAGGTCAGTAATTTGCTGTTCGAACTTAACCCGCGCCTGAGTTGCGCTGTTAAGCTTGTCACTGGCGTCAAGCTGGGACTGCATGGCAGCGGTCTGCTGGTTTATCTGATCAAGCAACCTGGTTGCTGCGTCCTCGGTATATGCTTTACCCTTTGGCGTCTTGGGTGGTTTCGGATCTTTGTACATCTCGTTAATGCGAGAAACATTTTTTGCATATTGCTCTGCAGTAATTGCACCAGCCTTCAGGAATTCGCTTTGCTGCTTAATAGCTTTATTGCGCTTATCCGCATTGCTCAGATATTGCTGGTTAACGCGATCTGCTTCCTGCTGCGTTTTAATTCTTTGCTGTTCGGCTTCCTTAGCCTTCGCCTGTCCTTTGGTTACATCCCCCTGAAGATTGGCAACTGATTCGAGCAAATCTCTCTGTTTTATCATCTCCGGGAGGTTGGTAAACCTCGCGCTAAAACTGTTCCAGAACCCACCATCTTTTTGCCCTTTTTGGGCTTCAGCAATATTTTCGTTTAAGGTGGCAAGTTTATCCGTTAGTGTTTGTTCACGCCCAATATTGAGCATCGCATCCCAGGCGCCTTTGGCCGTTTTACCCAGCGAGTCCCATGCACTTTCAAGAAGACCAAGATTCTGATGAATATCATTCGCACGCTGCTGCATGGCATTGGCGTAAGCATCAGTAGCCACCCGTGCAGCATCCTGCTGATTACCTTCATCCTGTAGCGCTTTAATCTGGTTGTAGGTTGCCAGTGTCAGAAAGTGGTACTGGTCGTTAAGTTTGGTAATGGCCGCAACCGGGTCAGCAGTAATGTCGTTGAAATCACCAACCAGCTTATCGGTAGCAATGCCCGTCGCCTCGCTGGTCTTAACAATGGCGGTTGTCACGCGCTCCAATGAGTCGCCAGCTACTTTACCGGATAACACCAACTGATTCAGCGTTGAAGCTGCTGCACCGGTTGTGGAGTTAGCTGCGACCGATACACGGGCCGCCATATCTGCCAGTTGACCGGAAGTTTTGCCTACCAGATTACCAGTGAGAACGAGAGACTTATAAAATTCGTCCTGCTCCTGAGTGCCTTTGTAATAGGCCAGACCAAGAAATCCGACCGCCGCAGCTGCAAGAGTTAAAGGGTTAACCAACCCCATAACATAGGTGCCCACACCCTTAATTGCCGGACCAATACCACCAAACATATCTTTTAACTGCCCGCCCTGCTGCATCAGCACCATAAACGGAGACTGACCGGTGGATAAGCCGACAACAATATCTGTCATCTGAGCCGGGATCATGCGCATGGCATAGGCGGTCTGGGCGGCGGATTGGCCGGTTTTACCAAGGTCGTCGCGAAATCCTGTTAGCCTGTTTCGTGTTTCCTCGATTTTCTTTGAATAAAGATCGAATGTATCGGTATCTACCATCCCCTTGGATTTGAATTTCGCAAGATCCTGCTGTTGTTTATCCAGTTTGTTCAGGGCGGCGTTTACCGGGTCGATACGATCTAAAAGTTCAGAAAGGGACTGTTTTTCTTCATCAGTGGCCTTTGTCACTTTCCCTGCACTGGTGGCAGCACGTTCACCTGCCTGCGTCATTTTTACAAGTGCAGTTGCGAGATTGTCAGCCTGCTTTTCTGCCCCAGAGCTGTCAATAATAATGGCCAGGCGGGAGGTTTGTTCTGTCACGTGCTTTTCTCCGGGCAATAAAAAACCCCGCCAAAGCGAGGTTGGAACTTTTTGAAACTGTCGGGTCTTTACTTCATTGGCGGTAAAACATTATTGCTACGATAATCACCGCAAAGACAGTAATTGCAATTCCAGCGATTAACTTTACATTGACATCAGCCAGCCTATCACTAGCTCCAGTATTGTCAGTGTTAGCTATTATCTTCGAAGGAGTTACATCACTCCCGCAATGCTTGCACTTCACCGCTTCGGAATTTATTAATTCTGCGCAGTAAGGGCATTTGACTGAAGTTCCGGACGCTTTTAGCTTATCTCCCACCAGAGCAATAATGATACCTGCGATGGCTACGAAACCTCCAAATATCATATAATTTTGGCGCGATGATATTAATCCAAGATTGTTAACCCTATAGCCACCGCTTGTCGCTACTGTCACATCCATAAATAGCGCCGATACAGCAAAGATCACCCCTATTACAATCGCTAAGTATCCAATAATCTTCACTTGTCTACCCCATAAATTAAAAAGCCACCAGATGGTGGCTTTATCATTCAGCTTGCGTTCTCACAACCCAGCAGGCTGCGGTCAATCACAAGATTACCCTCAACACGCAGACCAATCTTACCGAACAGGAAGGAGTGGTTAAGTTGAGTGACAACTACGTCAGACAGACCAACTGCACAGCGATCTTTTTCAATCGCTCGATCAGCGGCTGTTTTAACGTTCGGGATGCCAAGAGGGAAGATGATAACCGGATAGCTATCTTCTGCTGTTACACGTTTCCCTTTATAGAACTTACCCCCATTGAGGTTGTAATTTTTAGTACTCGCCACAGTCAAATCTGCAACACGTACTGTACAACCAGAAAGTAACAGCGCTCCAAGCGCCAAAGCGATGACTTTTTTCATTATATGTTTCCTTTGATTGCAATCGGAAACATCCTATCATCGACTTTCAGGAGCATGGACCACCATTAATGGTAGGTCAGTTGCTTCCTTTCTTATCCGCTGCACGTTTCTGTGCCTCTGCCCACTCAGCCCTCCAGGCATCATCGAGAGCCAGTATGGCTGCGTCAAACTCAATGCGGTCGATCAGGATGGTGCGCGATGCCAGGTAAAGCTCAATATCGTTCAGGGATAGAGGGAGCGGCACTCCGGCCATGCCGGCATACTTCCTGCCGCGCGATATCATGGCGTAAGCGTTGAGGATCTCCCCAGTAACTGCATCGATTTCAGGCTCTGGAATGGGCGGGAGATTTAGTTTCTCCCTGCGCCACTTTGCTTTCTCGCCCTGTTCGCCAGCGAATTCCTTTAGCCACTTTTGGGCCTCTATGGCTTTTTTACGGTTTCCTGAGTCTGCTGCTCCTTACCCTGAGCAATGCTTGCGGCCTCGGCCAGTATCCGCCAGTACAAATCCGGGTACTGTTTCAGCATGGCGATCCCGAGCTCTGGGGTATAGTCGAGAGCAACCTCTGAGCCATCCACCAATTGGCCCACCCCCTCCCAACCTTTCAGCAGGAACCGAGCGGCGTTATCGATCAGCAGGTCATCAACAGAGTCGATCTCGCCCACACTGGCGAGATCGAAAGCATCCGTACCGACCTGGTAGCTCGCGTCCATTTTGTCGATATGGCGCCGCACCAGCGCATTGCGTGAGCGGTATTGTGGATTCTCGCTACTGGCCACCAGCAGACGGAGTTTAAATAGCGCCTCGTCTTCCGGCGTGAATTTCTTTTTACTTCCTGCTGGCTTTTTGTAAGGGTAAAACCAGCGTTCTCCGTTCAAATCAATTTGAGAAGAAATAATCAGCATAAAGACTCCCAAAAAAGCCCGTTCCGCGATGACTGCAGAACGGGCCAGGTAAATTAAGGCGCGGTAACGGTGATTTCAGACGTTGCGGTAAAGGTGCGGGCCTTACCGGTGATGGTTGCAGTACCGGCTGCGTTACGTGTGACTTTCGCTGTTTTCTGCCCGGTAGAAACCACGCTGGCGATAGTCGGATCCGATGACGTCCACTGGACGGTATCAGTTGAATCAGCTGGCGTATGCGTGGCGGTTAACGTCACCGTGGATCCCACGGCCCCAGTTGAAGTGGCTGGCGCAACAATGATTGCCGTCGCCGGCACTTTAGGCACGCGCGTAATCGTCGGCGGAGTATTGGCCGCGGTGATATCCAGCTGAACCTGAACAATGTCAGTGCTCCCCGCATCCGGCCAGTCGCCGGAGATCTGCACTTCCGGGAAATCGAAGGTATAGGCGCCTTCAGCATTCTCCAGCGTGAAGCTAAACGGCACCGTTTCGCCGGTGAACGTTTTTTTGTAAACCTCCCAGGCAGCCTTTGACCATGACAGCGTGATTTGACCTGACGGGGTAAAGGTTGTCGGAATGTTTGCGCCGGCGAATGCCGAACCGGTACCGATGCAGCGCTGAGTCTGCATATTGTTGTTGAACTGGATGTTGAAGGTGTCGACGCAGAAACCTGTCCCGCCATCAACACCATTTAGCCGGATGTTCGTGACCTCTTTGAAGGAGTAACGCAGCGCCCCCGCTAAATCCACCGGCGCGGTGAAATAGCTGGTATCGTCCCCCTTCGTCTCCCAGTCCAGCCCTGCAAACGTAATGGTTGCAGTGATATCACCATCGGCCGGGATTTCCATCTGGAAGGTGCCAACCTGGCAACCGCGGGCAATCTGGGCGATCCCCACATCACTGGCAAAAGTCGCCACGGAGAACGTAATGCGACCATTACCCATCGTTAGCACGTTATTTAGCCATTCGGAACCGAAGCAGCTGGCAAGAAAATCATCATGCTGGTTCCAGCGAAACCGCGTGCCGACATCGCCGCCGACATCCACTGTGCCGCGTGAAACACCTTGCGCCATGCGGTCACCAGCGATTTCGTCATTGTCGTTGGTGTTCTGCGTTGGTTTCAGACCAAATGAAGAACGACGCAGCAGGTTCCACGCCCCTGCTGTAGGCGTGATTCCTGGCGTTGTCTCGCGAATAAACGCGGCTACTACTTTTGCACCTGAGCTCACAGGAGCCTCCTGTTTTTTGTGCGCTACAGAGCGCGATAAGGAATTTGAAGATTGAGCTGTAACCAGCCATCGGTCTCACCCGCCGGCACAGCAGAAACAGCGAAATAACTCAGCTTTCCGTCATCCTTAAACTCGAATAGCTCCGTTAGCTGATCGGCCGTTCGGGAGATAAGCAACGTCCCGGAACCGACCGGAACAAAAAGCTGAATGATGAGTAAGCCCGTCCTGTGGACTACCGGCCCGTCCCCGATCTCGGTTGCGCCAGCCTGCCCAGCAATGTTGGTTAGTCGGGCCCAGATATCGCGGTTACTGGGGTCAAATACCGGGCCATTGGGATAATCCACCGCATCAGAGGCAATAGCGGTCTGTGCCGCCATTCGGGAAATGACAGCGTTTCTGATTTCTGTAAGGGTCATTTGTAGGCCTGAATAACACCATTAAACGAGACGGCATAGACGCCTGTCGGCGCCTGTGTTGAGTGGCCATTCTCCAGAGGCACGGAGTAAGGCAGGTTCGACTGGATGTAAATCACCGAGTAGGCTGGCGCCTGGTCAATGATATTTTTGCCATTAAGAAACGTCATTGTCCCGCGCGCATCCGGTTCGGTCGGGACGGAATGATTAGGTTCGCCGATGCTGACGAAATGCGATGCCCTGAAGGTTCCTGCGCGATACTCAGCCGGCCGCCTGATATCCATGCTGTCATTAACACGGACTTTCTTTCTGAGACGGCCTGTCTTTGTCAGGTTGGCAGGATCGGCATAAAGAGATTCGTTCCATTCCCCAACAGCTTTGTTGTACTGAACCGCAGTCGCGTTAATGGCCCACAGCTCCGGGTTTCCTACCGGCGACCGCTGAACGATTTCATTCAGCAGTTGAATGGCGATTGTCCGCTGGCGTAGTTTGACATCTTCTGCCACCAGCCCGGCGAATGCCGCCGGGTCAATGTTCCAGCCCTTAGCCATATCACGCCCTCCGCAGTTGAATGGAGTACGCAGCGCCAGCAGAGTCGGCAGAAGCGGTGATGACCTCGTAGCGCTGAAGCTCACCCGTAACCGGATCCGGTGCGGTGATGATATGCCCGACGGCCGGCTTATCAGTCACCTCGTTAACCAGTGCGGTTAGCTTCACATCACCATGCAGAATGTTAACGCCATCGATACGGCGCAGCTTATAGCGCGCCAGTACTCCACGCCCCGAGTAAGTCACCTGCGTTTCAGTGCCGGTTTCCGTCACCGGGTCCCAGGCACCCCGAACGGTATATGACCCAGTGAAATCCTTAACGGCATCCTGCAGGTCGGTATCGAATGCCGCGGCGACTTCGGTTTGCAGCTCGTCACGAATGCCCATTGCACCCACCAATACGCTGCTGAGGTTTAACGATCACTGTACCGTGGAGTTTGCGGGTATAAATTTCGCCATTGCGCTTAACCCGCAGCGGGAGCGGAGCAAACTCTACAACACCCTTTGCCTGATTTGCGTAAACGACATGTCTGATCGGGTTTCCATTCACAAACACATCGCGGGGACCGAGCCCGTCGCCGGCATAATGCACATATGGATTTTGCATGTTACCCCCTTACCGCCGCTCAATATGAGCATGGATAAAGTCGGTTTTAAGCGACTCCATAGCGCCAACCATCACATAGGGACGTCCACCGTTATGCCAGCAATCAATCGCGTTACCCTCATCATCAAGCAGTATCACTGCGACACTGTGGCAGCCGCCGTTTTCGGCTCTCTCCAGAGCCTGTTTCAGCAGGCGAATAACCTGGTCGTTATCGAGGTTGTGATGGCTGGGCTTTTGAAATGGGACCACCTTCAAATCGGACATATCACGCCCTCACAAAGAACGTCTGGAAAGGGTTAATCATCCACGGTTTGAGCATATCCAGCGCCAGCTGCAAATCAGGATCGAGTAATTCAGTGCTGGTGGTTGAAAGCTCGGCAAAAGTGCGGGAAACCTTCACATCGTCGGCCTCAACGCTTTTGCTCGTCACCACGCCGGAATCTGTTTTTTGCTGATACAGATTGCCTGCAGCGGCTACGGAAGCGATAAACGCTCCGGCTTGCTTAACTTCTTCAGGAATATGCTCCGGGTCGATATCCTGAAGGTTAAGCGCCGTCATCCAGGTGTTTGCCTGGAGCACGGCTTTAACCTTTTTGTCGGCGGCAGCCCAGGTATCCCCCAGCAACTCGTCAACGTCCTGGATTGTTATATAAACGGTCATCGGATCCTCACCAAAAGAAACGGGGCTTTCGCCCCGTCAGTTAACCACCCGCTGGAGCAGTGAACGCGATCGCTTCAGTTGTTTTCACTACGCCGTCAACGGTAGCTGTCACCGTGAAGGAGCCGGCCGTATCAGAGGTGAGTTTCACGGTCGAGCCACCAGCAGACCCTGTCTGTGACGTCGAAGCACTTAGCGTGCCGCCAGTAGACGTCCACGCCACAGCTGCCCCGGAGACTCCGGCACCATTTCTGGTGTACTTGAGCGAAACGGTCACCGCGTCGGTACTGTCAGCAGTTGCGGAAGTTTTATCCACTGACAGGGTTACTCCCCCGCAGGGGCTTCCAGCTTAATCAGTACGCCTGCAGTGGATTTGTTACTGGTGAAATGTTTCTTCCAGTTCGCGCCGGTGCCGATTTTGGTCAGGTCAGGGTTAGCGCCCTTCGTCTCATCCCAGCTGTAACCCAGCAGTTCAACGTTAACCGTACCCTCTGCGCGATAGCCAATGGCAAGGTTTTCCTGGTCGTTAATATCGTAGGAACGGAAGCCCGGAGCCTGTGATTCCGTTACGGATACCGCGCCGGCCACCAGCCCCAGAATCGCATCAACTGGCATGGTGTCAGTTACCAGCACCGGTTTACCCAACGTGCCTGGCTTTCCGCCATAAACCACCACGCCAGCTTCTTCGTAAATTTTGTTGTCGATAGCCTGATCAACAATGTCGAAATAGGTCGTGGAATGCATAACGAACAGCGCAACACGGTTAAATTTATCGCCGTATTTACGCAGGCCACGGGTCAGCGTTTTCTTACCATCAGTGGCAATATCCGCGGATACCGTCATGTCAGCATTTGCGCCAATGGCTGCAACAAGACCCTGTAGGGCATACTTGATATACCCTTCAAGCGTCGCATCAGCGACGTCGACGCCGATCACCTCGGAGAATTCGCTAACGTCGCGACCCCGACGTTTAAACGCCTCCTCAGTGGTTTCATACGGGCCGTATTTCCACGGCGCCTTAACGCTGACAGATTCACCGGCACCGATTTTTTTACCCGTTACCGGGTCGGTGGAGTTAACGTTGCGCGATTCGATAGAACCACCGACTTTATAGAAGGTGCGCTTGCGAAAATCACCCTCGATCAGTTCGTTGTCGAGAATGATTGCGCCGTTTGAAGCGGCGTTGAAGACTTCCAGATTATCCTGGCGACGCTCAAGAAACGCAGTCTGCGCGAGGTCGTCATAGATAATCAGGTCACTGTTTACGGTCGTAGGCATTGATTAGTCCTTACTTAGGCAATTTGAGATAGGCCTGCTGGCCATGTTTGCGGATGTAGTCCGCTTTGTCGCTTGAGCTCATTTCTGAACGTTTCAGACTACCGCCACCGCCACCGGGTTTATGACCACCAGCCCCGGAGCCTTCGGCGCGAGGGAACAGGTGCGGGGCCGTCTCTTTCAGAGATTCAGCCCACTCAACCGGGGTGAGCGGAGTTTTGCCGTCTTTACCGAACAGAACATCGCCATTTGCATCAACTGCTACGGCCTCGCCTTCGTCGTTGAGCTGGAATGTGCCTTTAGCACGAAGAATCAGATCGTCGGATGCTTCTGGCAGCGCGCCTGCCTTAAGCGCTGCACTGCGGATAGCATCACCCAGGACACGATCACGGAATTTGTTGGAGAACGCTTCCGCCTTTTCAGCGCGTTCATTAGCGGCTTTGATTTGCTTATCAACATCAGCACGTAGCCGCTCAGTGCGTTTATCCAGTACCTCGTCAATTTTCCCGGCGGCGATCAGTTGCGCCTCTTCATCATCAGAAAAGCGCTGGAGAATGGTTTTCACCGCGTCAGGATCGATACCTTCAAAACGCTTAAGCGACTCAGTGGACTCTTTGAGCTTACCGAGTAACTCACTATTTTTATTTTTCAGGCCTGAAACCTGAGCACTGACCTGCTCATCGATCAGCTTTTGGATTTCCGGCGTAATCTCGGGCGCACCACTACCGGAGCCACCGCCATCACCACCTTCACCACCAGCTGCCGAATAATATTTAATGAGCATGTTACGAATAAGCATGTTGTCCCCTTGGGATAGTAACTGTGGGCCTGGCCCAATAAAAAAGGCCGCCCTTAGGCAGCCTGTTGTAAATTTCAGATAATAAAAAAGCCGCGCTAAGGCGACCTCTTCATTTAGCTATTTTCTAGCATGTATTCTTTTGCATCTTTAATGGCTTTATCCATTCTCTGCAAAGAAGACTTTGGCTCTGCAATGCTTCGCACTGTGCAAATCTCTTTAATGAGCCCTCTTGCGATTACCAGCTCTTCATACAGGCTTGCAATAAGGTCTCTTTGTTTTTGTGAATCCATAACAACCTCGTCTCGTTGCTTGTCGGGTTATTGGTGGTAGGCGGTGACGATTCCGCTTTTCGGGAGCGACCCTAGCCACTGACAATACAATTAGGTGTGGTGGCCGGTGCTGCCACGGCATTCTGATACTTCAGAACGGCGGGGACTCACCGAAGTGAGTCTGGTTTCCGGCTTGCCCGTTTCTCACGGGACGCTTTGGCGCGCAGGTCAGCATCCTGCATTCACCACGAATTTACTCTATCACACTCTGGCATCCTTAAACGCCTGCGCGTCACGGTTGCGCAATTGGTCAAGCGTCAGCCACTCGCCCCTGTCGTTGTAGAATTCATCGGCAGACATGCCGCCATCACGAATCAGCCTGGCGCGCGTTTCTCCGACAATCTCAGCTTGTCGCGTGAACGACTGCCGGGAGAACCAGTCCTGGTAAGTCGTATCAGCCGGAACCTGTCCATCCATACTGGCGCGCGAGCTGTCCTTGATTTCGCCGACTTTGATACCCAACTCCTCGGACGATTTCAGGATGTAAGTTTCAGTGCTCCGACAGCAAAAGTGGATTTTTCCAGGTCCCTGCAGATAAGGCACCTTGTGCCCTATCGGTTTATTATCCAGCGTGTACTTGAGACGGTCGCGGATCCGACAATCCTTTGATGTCCGGTTATCCAAAGTAGATAACCACTGCTTACCCTTCAGAATGTCGTCGTTCGCCGACGCAAAGCTTTGTCTGGCTGTCGATGCAAGATGCCCTACTGCCGTTTTTGCAATGCTGGCTGCATTGGCCCGGCTCATCTGCAGCGCACCATCCTGGTAACCACGATTAGCATGGCCACGGACCTTTTTTGCGATTTGCTCCTGCGTATCGCCCAGCAGGAATCCCTGCCGCACCGTATTGGATATCCGCGCCATCCGATCAGCTTCGAGGTTGCTGGCCCATTCACTCAGCAAACGTCCCTGGAATGGACGCCCCATCGCCGCGGCATAAACCGCATCCGGGGAGATGCCCACCAGCGGATGAAGAGCAAGAACATCGTCGGGAATAGCAAACTGGAAGAGGCTCATCTGAAAAGTGGCTTCGTGCTTCGCCAGTTCCTGCAACTCGGCAGTAAGAGCTGCATACATCGACTGAATCGCATCCTTGTTTATCGCCCTGACACTGACCAGTAACGCTTCCAGACGCGAAACGGTAAAGCTCTCGGGATCCAGCGTATCGATAGCCACCAGCAGCCTGGCGGTAAGTTCGGCGTCGCTGTCATTCAGAACTTTTATCATCCTGTTGGCAACGCCGGTGCTGTAGCGACTAACCCATATAGCGTGGGCTATGGATTCATCCTGCAGTTTGTCATTCGCCGTTGCCATTATTGCCACCAATCAGGTTAGGCGCGCCGTTACGAATAGCGTCAATGACAGTTTCAGGGTCGTCAGCAGGATCTATCAGGTCAAGCCTCTGCAGAGCTCTGACCATATCAGTGTCGCGAATCGCACCGTACTGCCAGGCATTGACGATTGCCGTTACCATGCCGGATTCTGCGACTTTGGCGATAAACTCCTGATTGATGCTGTAACGATATTCCTCGCCTTTAATGCCGAGATATCTGGCGCACCAGCCGAGCGCCAGCGTATAGGCCTCCGAGACATTGGAAACGCAAATGCCGAGCACCGATGTGGATGCGGTTTGCTCGCCGCTGGATTGCGTGGCGGTTTTAACCGCGCCGTTCTGCTCGATAAGCCGGGCGCCAAGCTGAACAGAATAATCACGCTTACTGTCCATCGCCTCTTTAGCCAGGGTGTTTGGTTGCGCCTGAGCATAGGTAAAACTCCCCTCCTTCGGCAGCAGGAATGGAGAACGAGAACCGACACGAATTCCCTTATCCTGCAGCCAGTCACGCCAGGCGGTATCAAGACCGGAAATCACCGGCTGAACCTGACCGCAGAAAAATACGCTGTCTTCGTAATCTGCCGAATTACGATAATGGCCAAGGTTAATTTCAACGAGGGCGGCTAAAGGCGACTCGTCGATGGTGGGATCATTATTCTGCGCACCAACGAAGGTAAAGGGGATCTCATCCCAGAAATCCTCACCTTTTGGCTTAGGATGATACTCGGAAGTGACGGAAAAAGAGCCTGCGTCAGCTGACTTTCGCCATACCCGGCAGACAAACTTTCCGTTCTCCAGAGCCAGTTCGCGATACTGGATTTCATCCTCGTACGCAAAACCATCTTCCTTTTCCATGCATTCGCGTAAAACCACCAGCACCAGTTGATCACGTCCATTGATGCGTTTGGTGCGCCAGTTAATGATGCTTTCCGCCTGATAACGAAGGATGATCGCCTCGTCGGTCTCAGCTGCATAATCCGTATAAAGCCCCTCGCGCGCGGCCTCCAGAATATTTTCTGTAACCTGCTGGGACTGCTGATAAATGCTGGCACCAGCACCATCGGCGTTGTCACGAAGATAATTCAGTTTATCCGGCGCGGTCATGGTCGGGTCTTTTCTGAATGCCAGCCCCAGTAGACCCACTTTTGTATTGCCCGTTATCGCGTAGAAAACGGCGCGCTGAATGTAATCAGCATTGCGCTTTTTATTGCGTGCAGACTTATCGGACGGATCCAGAAAAGGGAGGTATTCATTCCCGGCGGCCTTTACAGCATCAGCCCCTTTGCACACGTCACGAATTTTTTTCCACACGGGCATCGCCGCCCTGACCTCAGGGCGAACATAAGTAATATCGTTATTGGCCATCAGAATGTCGTGTCCAGTGAAATAGAGAATGCAGGTCGAACGATTGGGAATTGCTTCACAATGAAGTAACCGGCGCCATCGTTGGGGTGATCGTTATCGCTCTTTTTATCCGGCTCGCCGTTTTTATCCCACACCTGTTGTTCCAGGCAGTCGGCATAGACCGGGCAACGGGCCACATTCACCTTGTACCGACGATCACCATTACCATTACAGAACATGGCGTTCATGGAGTTGATGCGGTCCTTTACCGGCGGGTTAGCATCATCAACGATGACGTTAAATCCGGCCTGCCGGAGCTGCTCAATATCTGTTTTGCTGGCGTTGTTTGACTTCCTGGAATCACCAGAGGCATCCGGATAAATATAAATCTCGCGGACCTTGCGGTAGTCTCCGTCGGCATACAGCCAGAAACGCTCCTTGATGATGCGTATCATGTCGGGCGTATCGTAAGCGTTGATAATCTCGGTTACCGCGTGCGGTAAGCCGAGCCGCAATACATGGACGATCCCTGCCATCTTCCCGACGTTGAAATCCATCCCGATATACAGCGCTTCACCTGGCTGCTCTTCCTCACTGGAATTATTCAGCACCCTGTCGAACTGATGATAAATGGTGCCGCTGGTCAGGTTAGTAAACTGGCCATTCAGATATGCCTTGATCAATTCCGGCGGGTAACTCGCCAGGAGCGAAGGAATATAGTCATCCGGCAGGTTCTTTTCGTTGTCGAATGTCGAAGCCTGTACCAGACCATACATCGACCTCAGTTCAGGCTTTTCCCTCACAGCCTTAACAAACTGGTTATAGACGAACTTAAATCCTTCAGGTGTGGTGGTCACGTCAATGCCATTACGCAGACCATCAACCTTATAACGCATACGCGCGATTATTTTTCGCCACGCCTGACGCGCCTTATCCGCTTTCAGAACGTCGAGTTCATCCACCAGCGCATTGCCGATTTTAAAGCCTACTATCGTGTCGGGCTTTTCCATCGACCGACAAATTGTCGTGCCGCGGTACTGGCGCCCACTGTAGAAATGGACCTCTTTGTTGCTTTCAACGATTTTGACTTTCAGTCCCCAGTCGTGAGCAACTTCTTCCACCGTGGGGTAGAAGATATCGCGGATCTGAGGATAGGTCGGGGCAAAGTAGCCCTGGTTTATTTTGGGGAACTCCCAAAACCCTTTGCATATTCCACCGCAGCCAACCCATGTCTTTCCGGATCCAAAACCAGCTACATAGGCTTTGAACTTCTGCTGCATAGCCAGAAAACGAGCCTGGGGAACGTTAAGCGTCGGAGCTATCGCCATCCTCTTCCCTCACTCGCGCATCGACTACGTTGATATTGATCGCAACTGGCGTTGGTTCGTCATCTTCCGGGTCAGCGGCCAGCTCTTTACGGAGCTTGTCGATCTCCAGCTGCCGGCGCTCGATTTCAATCTGCTGTAGACGCTGGGTGAACTCACTGTCAGCCAGGCCGAGACGTTTCATCACCGCCTCGTACATTCGCTCGCGGCTGATAGCGGTTATCTCCACGCCATTCTTCCCGAGCTTAACGCCGGAATAGGCAAACGCAGCATCAGGCGCCAGCTTGCGCGTATCGGCGAAGAATGGCTGGCCGACGCCATCACCATTACAGCGAGGACATTTCGGGTTAGGCGAGCTGGTATGGTCGTAACCGTAGCCGCCTCTGTCGTTTGGCTCTTTCCCTTTCTTCGCTAAAGCCTCAGCCAGCTTCTCTTCGAACTCAACCGCATCGCGCCATTGATACTGGTGACCGAAGCCCCAGCAGTAACGGCAGCTCCCGCGGCGATACTGAGAAAGTTGGTTGGCGTCGAATGTTGCCAGCCGCCACATCTGCTCAAGCACTTCATCCGCGCTGCCAAGCGTGCGCACAATGGATGCTTTCTGCTGCTGCGCAATGGCCTGCGCAACTGAAGTTTTCTGAAGCAGCTGATAGCCAATTTGTTCAGCAGTCTTCTTGCTGTACCCGGCACGGATAGCGGCCTGCGTGGCGTTGTGGTCCTTCAGGTATTCTGCGACAAATAAACGTTGCTGATCGGTGAGGCCATCATCATCCACCAGCTCTTCTGCGCACTTTTCCTTTTGCGCAGTGCGCAGTTTCTTCTGCGCAGGTTTTTGCGCAGTTTGCGCAGTGGGTTTCTTGATGTATCGGCGGGCAGTAGCGTAATTCAGTCCCTGCGCTTCACACCAATCCTTCGGTGATACGCCGGTTGCGGCATGATCGGACAGGAACCGTCGCTGAAGCTCGCCCCAGTCCGGTTTTGCCATGGATTATTCCTATTTAACGTGAGGGAGAAAAAGGAATTACTGATTCTCCATAAAATATTCACTTTTATGTTTTGGAATTAAGGCTCTTTAGTTCAGGAGTTATTATGAAAAGAATTATGCTTGCTGTTTTTGTGATCTGTGGTGCGCTGTCTCTTTCAGGATGTTTCCTTCCCCCTGGGCCTCATAGCGGCGGACATGGTGGAGATCACTTCCATGGTCCAGAGCATCGTTAACCGCCTGAGGACTTTCATTTTACAGAAATGAAAAAGGCCGCAAAATTATGCGGCCTTTGGTCACTACCAACCAGCGTATAAAGAATCTCTCAGGAGCCAACAGAGAGAGGTGCATCTATCCGGCTAACTAACCTCTGGCGTTCTGATGTTGGCAGGCAGAGACGTTATGAGAGTATTGAGTATTTCAAAATACACCGGGAGAAACAGACAATGATATCAGTCCATTGTCTGACGGGCATTATCACAGGCACTCAATGAATACCTGCTGTAATGCGGTCAGATACCAGTTTATAACCTGACCAAATGTTACTTAGATCACAATCCATAGAACCACCCACCAATGCCAAAGGCTGCAGCGATCACCAGACAAGCAATTGCCGTTTTAGGCATTAACACACCGTAAAATGCAGGAGACAATCCCAGGAATAAAACCATTAGCACTGGCCACATACTAAGCAACAGGAAAAAGTAGCCATTTATACCACCGCTGCTAAACGTCACATTCACTCCAAACCATTACCCGGACTTTCCATAGCTTGGTTGCTTCGTTGCATGATATCATACAACTGCCCCTTATACAGGAGCTTTAACATTATCACAGGCACTCGATGAATGCCTGCTGTAATGCCTTAGCTGACTTTCTCAGCGGCAGTATCAAACAGCGCCAGCGCTTCGGTCGCTTCCTGGATTGCCTTACGGGTCTTCGAGACAATCTCACTTTCCGTGAAAACACGATCGAAAGAGTCAGCGAATAGCTCAGACTTCAGATAGCTGTCGCCTACCCAGTCAATGGCCAGCTTGGCCGCTGCGGTGTCATAATTAACTTTCTTGATTATATCCAGGCGGATTTGCTCGGATGCAGTGATCTCTGACATGTCTTACCTCTGTGCGATGTGGGGAGTATTATCGAAGCCATTCGACAAAATAGCCTCTGTGATGCTTTTGCATTTATCTTTGCCGTGTGTACAAGCTGAACGGTTTCCTTACGGATGCCTGTTACGCACAATAAAAAAGGTCGCATAAAAAATGCGACCTTTGGTTGGTACCAGTTAGAAAACTAAAATCTCTCAGGAGCCACCCGGGAGAGGCTTTTCTGCTTTTTAACTGACCACTGCCGTTTTGGTGTTGGCTGGCAGTGATAACGTGGTGATAGCTTCATTTAAGTTATCGAAAGCATTTAAATATCGAAAGAGCTCATTGAACCAATCATTTTCAACTTGCCGGAACATTCAACCAGAGCACCAGGCATCTCTGCTGGTCTTTTGATGGCAATTCTCAGCTCTCCCGAACGGGGCCGGTAACTAACAATTTATTCGACAGTTCCTTCGGCATTAACCCAAAGATCTAGATGCTTGATGTAGCGTTGGATGGGCACATAAATAACCACCCCATCTACAAGGTTAACGGACTTGATAACATATCCCTGCGGAGCTAAATAATCCCCATCACAATGAGGGTGAATAGAGTGCTCGTCACCGTATCGATAACCATGCGGAAGTAGAGGGAGTGAATTTCTTGTCATGGGCAGCTTCTTAGATAGAAGGAATTGAAAATCCATAGTGCCTTAATGCACCTGACTTAGATACCAACTTTTCATTTTTCAGCGCTCTGTTGTCTCGTATTCTGCTTTTTTGTTCATGTGGCCATGTAAATTTCAATACCTAAAGTGTTCTGCGTTTGTAGCTGAATTACCTGGAACCCTTCTCTGTGAGCTGCGAGCAATTCGCCTGCACTGCTTTGTTGTGCGCCAGGATGTCACGCTTGGTCTGCTTATCCAACACATCGATATCGTGGTCAGTCAGGTAGATGATCCGCACCCAGCTGCAGGCCGTGTCAACGACTACCGGGGCGGGTAAACTTTTCGCGCAACTCCCGATCAACATCGTCATCGCCCATACGCTTAACGTCTTCCTGTACATCGCTGGCCCCTTTCGTGACTTCAGCACGGCGTTCTGCCGCGGCGACAGTAGCAGCGGCGTTCTCTTCGGTACGTTGCTGATCAGCTTTGGCTTTCGCCTTACTGGCCCCGCGAGCATGACCAATGCCGAACGCGCCAGCAATAGCACCCAGGATGACGACCACCAGTCCCGCGATAATTTCAAAGCTCATTGCTGCTCCTTCAGTTCGTCGGCCTTTTCTTTCAATGCTGGCTGGCGTACGTATTGCGATAGTACGGCCAGCACCACCAGCGCAGGGCTAATCAACGCAACGATGTTTGGCGGCAGGATGTTTTTGATATCCGGCGGCAGCACCGCCCAGGCGTGCAGCGCAGCATCCGGGAACGACTGCGCCCATACACCAACCAGCGCGCCGATAGCTCCCAGCTTTACAGACCACGTTTTCAGCAGCAAGCTGGCATGCCCTACGAACTCCAGCCGGGTATATTTGCGCAGAAGTAACAGAACGAGCACAGCCACCAGCACGAGCAAAGCGAAAATGATCATCTTCACAGG